CTTGTTACAAACAAATTTAAAAGGGCGGCCCTAAAAAGTCGCCCTTTTTTTTAGCATAAATAAAAGTATGAAAACACCATATAAAGAAATTTTAGGAGTACTAGCTGTAATTTTGTTTATGACCCTTGTTGCACAAGGGTTAAAATATCTTAATCCTAAACCAAATGTATTAGAAGAATTAGAGGAAAAGATTAAAAAGGTAGAACAAAAAGAGATTATTTTAACTGAACCTGAAAAACAACTAGAACGACAAGCTACTGAAAAAGAGTGGCAAGAAGTAGATAAACAAATAGATAAATAGTAGTATGACTACTACAAACTCATACAATAGACAACCTACTAAGTTGGACTATGCAAGTCCTACACAGTTTAAGTTTGGTATTATTAAATTACCAAAAGTAGAATATTTTTGTACAGCTGCAAACATACCTGGTATTACACTAGGCACTTCAAATTTAGCTACACCATTTAAAGATGTGCCAATGCCTGGTGATAAACTAGACTATGATACTTTAAACATATCTTTTTTAGTAGATGAAAATTTAGAAAACTATAGAGAAATACATGGATGGATGACAGGTCTTGGATTTCCAAAAGATTATTCTCAATATAGAACTTTGCAAAGTGCTGGAACAGATAGATATCCAACAACAACAAACGAAACTTATTCAAGTGAAATAGGAGTAACTTCTAAAAATACACCTGATGATGGTGGTTTGTATTCAGATGCTACATTGTTTGTATTGACAAGTAAAAATAATGCCAATATAGAAATACGTTTTAGAGATATATATCCAATCTCTTTATCAGGATTAGATTATAATCAACAAGCTACTGACGTTGACTACTTAACAGCCAGTGTTACGTTTCAATATAAAATTTATGAATTTGCGAATATAAGTGCTAGTGGTACTATAGAAACTACTTCTTAATTACCTACTAAATAATTAAAACAATATAATGGAGATATTATGACCTTTGATGAATTGCAGGCGTTAGCCGAAAAAGACCTCAAGTTAAATGATACTGAACTTGATTTAGAATCATTAAAAACACCACAACTACATAACAAATATTGTAAGTTTCATAATCAATATATTAATCTATTAAAAAAGACCGAGCAAGATAGAGATAGATTATTAAGAGAAAAATGGGAATACTATACTGGTAAAGCTGATCCACAAGTCTACCAAGAAAAACCTTTTAATATAAAGTTACTCAAACAAGATGTTGACAAATATATTAAATCAGATGATGATCTAATCAAACTAGAACAAAAGGTAACCTATATACAAAGTGTTGTGGATTACTTAGATAAAACAATTCGTATCATTTCAAATCGTACATTTCAAATTAAAAATGCCATAGAGTGGAAAAAGTTTACTTCTGGTATTATCTAAGATGTTTACTCCTAAACCTTATAACATATATCAGTCTGTTATATCAAAAAACGATTGCAGTAAAATCATCAAGGTTGGAGAACAACAAAATTTAATTGATGCTAAGATACAAGAAGGTAATCAAAATAATCGTAAATCAGCTGTGTCTTGGATTAAAGATAAGTGGATTGAAAATACCTTATCATCTACAATTAAGATGTGTAACAAGACTTGGAACTTTGATCTAAAAGAGTATGAGCCTTTTCAATATACTGTTTATAAGAAAAATGATTTTTATGATTGGCACATTGATACACACAATAAACCATATTCAAATGGTTTTATACGAAAATTAAGTTTTACTTTGTTACTAAATGATGACTATGAAGGTGGTGAATTTGAACTATGTATACCAAATCCCAAACAAGAAAAAAATAACTATATGAAATTAAACAATAATCAAATAGGAACTATGATAGTTTTTCCTAGTTTTATTTGGCACAAAGTTAATCCTGTTATTAAAGGTATAAGAAAATCTTTGGTAGGTTGGATTGTAGGAAAATCATTTGTCTAATATGCAAAATATAATTGTAGATAAACTTAATGACGTTTACATTAAAATAGACGCTGACGCTTCTATTCGTAGAGAGCTTTCAGACTATTTTTCATTTGAAGTTCCTGGTTATAAGTTTACACCACAGTTTCGTAATAGAGTTTGGGATGGCAAAATAAGATTATATTCATATGCTACAGGTCAAATGTACGTAGGACTATATCCATATCTAAAAGACTGGTGTAAAAAGAAAGATATTCATATAGTTGAATCTAGTGATATTTTAACACGTAGCAACGTCTCAGCCGCCGATATAGAGGGTATGATTGAGGAGTACGATCTATCTATTAAACCTAGAGATTATCAAATAGAAGCATATAAATTCGCTTTAGAGTGTGAACGAGGACTAATTTTATCACCTACAGCCTCAGGTAAATCACTTATTATCTATATGTTAGTAAGACATTATTTAAATATGATAAACAATAATGTTTTAATTATAGTTCCCACAACGTCACTAGTAGAACAATTATATAAAGACTTTAAGGACTATGGTTATGATGTAGAAACAAACGTCAGTAGAAAATATCACGGATATGATATTGATGAAGATAAGAGAATAGTCATCTCAACATGGCAATCATTATACAAAATGCCTAAAAAGTTTTTTGAAGATTATGGTGCTGTTATAGGTGATGAGGCTCATTTGTTTAAGGCAGTTTCATTAACAAAAATAATGACAAAACTTACAGATTGTAAATATAGAATAGGTCTTACAGGAACACTAGACGATAGTAAAACTCATAAGTTAGTATTAACAGGTTTATTTGGTATAGTCAATAGAGTTGTATCAACAAAAGAACTTATTGATAAAAAGCAGTTAGCAAATTTAAAAGTAGTTTGCTTAAACTTAAAATATCCAGAAGAAGAATCTAAAAAGGTATATGGTGTAAAATACTTTGAAGAATTAGAATATCTTACTCAAAATAAGGCTCGTAATAAATACATACGAAATCTTACCTTAGCACTAAACGGCAATACTTTATGTTTGTTTCAGTTAGTTGAAAAACACGGTGAAATTTTATTTAACTTAATTAAAGAAAAAGCAGACCCTAAACGAAAAGTATTTTTTGTTTATGGTGGAACAGAAACAGATGATAGAGAAAAAATTAGAGCCATCACAGAAAAATCGGATAACGCAATTATTATCGCTTCTTTCGGGACGTTCAGCACTGGTATCAATATTCGTAATTTACACAACATTATTTTTAGTAGCCCTAGTAAAAGCCCTATAAGAGTATTACAAAGTATTGGCCGTGGTTTAAGAGTTGGTGATAAGAAACAGTCAGCTACAGTCTATGATATATCTGATGATTTAACATATAAAGATAAAAAGAATTTTACCTTAACACATTTTCAGGAAAGAGTAAACATCTATAATCGGGAGAGTTTTAACTATGAAATTCACACCGTTAATTTAGATAAATAGTTATATGCAAAGCTTAGATATTGAAAATGTAAAGATTATTCGTTTGGTTTCTGGAGAAGAAATTTGTTGTAAAATAGATGGTACAACAAAAGAACTTCCAGACAAGTCCCGTTTATTAAGAATACTTAATCCCATGTTAATAAAATATATTCCTCAATTAACTGAAAGAGGTGTAACAGATTATATAGCTTTAGTTAAATGGGTTGGGTTTACAAATGATACCGTTATTACTTTACCTATAAACAAAATTATTACCATTTGTAATGCTACACCTGAATTTAATAATAGATATACACAAATTGTAGGTAAACTTCATACTATAAAAGAAAACCTACCAAGTTATATTGAAAGAGATTTATCTAAAGAAGAGCTTGAAGAGGAAAATAATATTGAACCAACTGAAGATTATGATAAAGAAATAACTGATAAAAATGATATAAAAGAGTTAAGTGAATTGTTAAATATGCCTAGTAAGAAGATACACTAGATAGGTAGCCACGGTTCTACTGAACAACCCACATGGGTATTATATCAACAACTTAGAAAAGAGTCAAGCGCCTATGAAAATTAGATTTTATAAAAGATTAGATGGTATGAGATGGTTAGGCTTTGTACTGGCCATGATAGGTGCCTACATACTATCAAATGCAAATCCTAGCACTCAATGGGTAGGATGGTCAATTGCAACAGTATCCTGTAGTATATGGATATACATGGGTATAAAAGATAAAGACATACCTAGAGCACTTATGGAACTTATGTATTTGTTACTTGCATTAAGGGCCATTTATAATTGGTTAATATGAAAGAAGAATGGACAATAAAAGCGACATATAATAGTGACAATCCTAAAAAATATTGTCAAGTGTGTTATCCATTTAAAGGAACAATTAAACAACTTGAAAAAAAGATATGGAAACACTATAATGAAAATTATGAAGAATATGGTAAAGCAGAAGCTGTGGAGGTCGAACTTATAACATAAACCGTTGACAAAAACAACAAAATATACTATAATAATATTATGACTAAAACAAGAAAAAGATCAGCACATTATGTAGATAACAAAAAGTTTCTACAGGCGATGATAGAATATAAGGACAAGTGTGATAAGGCCGAAAAAAGAAATAGAAAATCACCACCAGTTACAAATTATATTGGTGAATGTTTTTTAAAAATAGCAAATCACTTATCTTATAGACCTAATTTTATTAACTATACTTTTAGAGATGATATGATTTCTGATGGTATAGAAAACTGTTTACAATATCTTAAAAATTTTAATCCTAAGAAATCAAATAATCCATTTGCTTATTTTACACAAATCATTTACTATGCTTTTATA